ATTCAAACAGTGTTCTCATAAAATCCATAAATCTGTCTGAGCAAAAAATACTATACAACAAAGCGTACGGTCCATAGCTAAAACCGTATTGAACGTAAGTATTTACGGCTGGTCCTAAAAAACCAGAGGGTATGAGGCCTCTCATCATTCCAGAAAGTCTCATGGCAAAAGCTGTTACCCAGCTAAAAGCAGTTGATAGTTCATTTCCTAAAGTTTTAGGAGCTGGTCTTAAACATACGACTGCTGCGTTCATTAATTCATCCAAGGTACGTGCTGAATTTAATTTCTTTTTGCAGGGGTTTAAAGCAGGACCATCAACCGGATCAATAGAGACTCTAACCTCTTTATTTAGGGCTGATATCAACGTTTTTGATAGTTTGTAGTTATTCATATTGAATAGTTTTCATTATGCTAATAGGGGATCAGCATAATATCCTTTTAATATTTCTTTAACTTCAAGAGTTGCCTCACGTGGTGTTTTTCCACTAAAACGTGCTCTAATATAAAAAAGCAGCAGTTTTCGCATCACTTTATTATACGCTCGCATCATAATCTCTCTGTCCCGTTCGTTTTTTATTGGGTATAGTCTTGTCCATGCTCTTTCCCAATTAGGCAACTCCGGCCATGCTCCGCGAAAAGTTATATTAAATTCTTTCTCAAACTCTTTTTCTTTTCGATAATATTCTTCGTTATCGCCATCCGGACTAGCGTTCATATTTATAGCGTTCCGCATTCCTTTAAAATAAAGTTCGCTTAATTCACTATTAAGAGCCGATATAAATATTTTTGATAACTTGTATTTATCCATTTAATCTCTTTAATTATAAATCCATACACTATTATACAGAACCCCGCTCAATAGCTTCCTGTATTGACTCTTTAGTATATCCTTCTAAATCTACTCCAAGCATCGCCGCAAACATCAACAGAGCTGCCGCTAGAGCCGGCGCTGCTGTGCCGCCACTTGCTATTCCACCAGCCACCACCACCGCTATTGCAAGAGCCAGTAATACGCCAATTGTTATCTGCTCTTGGTTGTTTGCTATAAAATTACTAATAGAAGCAGCGAATTCAGATATAACATTTCTTGCTCCACCCATAGTATTTAAAATTATTCCACCTGCAGCTGTGATATAATCAGAAACATTATCCCAAAGGTCAGATAAAGCCTTTTCACGTTGCTCATCCGTTGCACCTATTTCACTAAATGCGGTATTAAGCGCCGCGAGCGTGCTGCACATACTAGCAATTGGATCCACACCAAGTTCAGGTAATGCCTCAATTTGTTTTCTCATAAAGTTTGCTAGTTGACCTTCCCAAGAAGCTAATGCAGATGGTATAGCCCCCCAGGTTATTAAAACCGAAGCAATTGCATTTGCTATTGCAACACCAAGATCTGTAACAGCGTTTCTATATGTTCTAGCCCAATATCTACTTAACCAGGCATAACCACTAAGAATTTCTTTCATTTGAGTCCAAAAACTTTTAAAAGCATTAGAACAAAGAATGTTTAAAAATGTAGACCAGTCGCCGCTATTAGTAATAGTCCCTGCACCGCCCATTATTTCTGTATAGGCAGAGGCCATCCATTCCGCAAAAGATCTGGCTAATGCTTTTTCAAGATTAAGAACCGCTTTTACCATCCGCGCAAAATCCGAAAAGAATTCCGCACGTATTTTGTTTTCTTCCACAGGAACAACTTCGGGTTTTTTATTTTCTAATACGGGAGCTGGGGAATCCGGTGTGTCAGAATTTTCTTTTCTTAATGGAGCAGCAAGACACTCCATATAGGCCACAACAGCAGTTTCCCATGTTAAGGCAGCTGCTATTTTTTTTGCGCATTCTTCGTCAGACACTGGAACTTTTTCAATATCTGCTGAATTACCTGCTTGGTAAATAGTTGCCTCTTTATTCATGGCGGCAATAAATCTATAATTTAAATTATTGTGAAAAGTCATCACTTTAAATACACTCAATCAATTCGTGTATAAAATAACAGCCCTGGTATAACAATGAGCGCCATTGATAAATTAAAAAAAGTATTAGCTGTTGAATATGACTGCAAGGCGCTCAAAGATAAGTACCGGGTGTGCCGTACACATATATTAGTTTGTGAAAAGGAAGGCAGAGACGCGGCCGATAAGACAACGTCAATCACCAGTGTTGGTGACGTAGTATTTTCACCGTTTGACTGGACTTTTGACAAATGCATGAACGGCAAGGGTTGCACCAATATACCGTTTGGCTCTTCTCCAAATACTAATACTGCGGACGGTAGTTTCCAAAAAGGAAGAGTAAACGCCGCCGCGCCTCCAGTCCCATTATATTCTGACCCTGAAAACTCTGCAGGAGAAAGAATAGAAAAAAATAAACGCAAGTGCACAATTATAAAAGATGGTTTATACAGAATATATGAGTTAGACGCGTCAGAACAAAAAGAACTTTTTAATGGCGGTTGTGATCCATACGTTCGTGATGGTACAAGTTATAATAAGGCATATAACCAGTCTTTATTTGAAAAGAATACAAGAAAAATTCTTAAAAATTACCTTAATTTAGTGGAGCAAGCAATGAAAGCATTCCCCTGCTCTGGCAAATAATACAGCTTTGCGTATATGTGTATAAAATAACGCCCTGGTATACTAATGAACCCTATTGATAAATTAATAAAAGTGTTAGCTGTTGAAAAAGAACCCGAGTCTTGCGCGGCTATCCGTAGTAAGTACAGTGAATGCAAAAGAAATATCATTGCGTGTATGGCTGAAGGCACCAGAAGAGTCAACGAATCAAAGTGGTTAGGTAATCACACCGCAATCTCAGCGTTCACTTGGAGTTGGGATGAGTGCACTACACCCGCCTGCAAAGAATCAACGTTAGAAAAAATACCAGCCGGTTCAACCACTGTAACCCCTGGTGGTGGCGGCGATGGTGGTTTTCAAAGAGGCAGAGGAAATGGCGCAGCACAGCCCTCGGTTCTAACTACAGCACCCCCAACAAGAGGACCAGACGAGCCTAGGCGTGATTATAATAAAGAGCTTAGAATAGAAAAAAATAAACGCCTCTGTGCCATTTCAAAAGATAATTTAAACAGAAGATTTTCTTCTGAAGTTGCAGAGCAAAAAGAACTTTTTAAAGCTGGTTGTATTCCGTACCTTATTACCACAACCGGCAATAGCCCAAATCAAGGAGCTATTGAGGCTGCACGCAAGCAAAAGCTTGACACAAACGTAAAAAGAATTACTAGCGATTACATGAAGCAAATGGACAAGTTACTTAAAAGTAAAACCTGTACTGATAAATAATATACATTAGTGTATATAAAAAAGAAAGAAAAAACAATGTCATTAGAAAAAGCAATTCAAAAGTTAACGGAAGTAATTAGTGCCGCCACTCCAAGAATGGGCGTACCCGATGGTTCGCCAATTGGGAGAGAGTATGTGAAGAAAAATCCTTGTACCCAAGAGTACCCACCAGGACATCCTTCATACTGTTTTTGCTTCAAACAAGCAAATCCGGAATTTTCCGGAGCCTGTTATTTTAAGTCAGGTAACAGTTGCTATCAGTTAATCTATAGACAAACCTCCATGAATCCAGTACGAACGAAAGTGGACTGCGCCACTGGTGGTAGTAGTGGAATCGATGGCGGTCCGGACATGTCTCCAATAACATAAAAATTTTAATATATAAAAATCAATTAAAATAGCCCTCCGTAACAGGAGGGCTATTCTTTTACACCTTTAATAACTTACGGGTTTAAGTCAGGGCTTGAAACAAACACGTGATTATTATATCTAACTAAAACCGCTTTGGTTTCTGCACCTCGATAGCCTATGATAGTATCTTTCCAAAACTTAGCAGGAAACGGATGCCTATTTGCTGACGCCACTGTGCTTGTAGCCCACCCCTCTTGCGAGTCGGCTGTTTCAGGATTTAAATACAGGTATGTTCGCTTTGCTTGCGCTTCTGTCATACCACGCTCCACTAAAATTCGTCTTCCGTAAGCCGGACTCACTCCTGCCATGCTAGGATTTGCCCCACATAGACTTAATAAGTAGTTTAGTCTTTTTTCAAAATTTTCTCTGCTCGCTCTAGGATTAGATCCAGCCGCCTCTCGAACCGCAGCATTATTACTAGGGTACCGGTCGTTCCAGCAACTAAAAGCTCGTGGAGTTAAAAATTCACGAACCACCGGCGAGTCTTCAACCCAAGAAGGAACCACTGATGCAGGTAGTCTATTTACCTTCTTTTGTGCTCTATTATTTGCAATAGCCATCACCAGAGATTTGCCTTCCACACTCTCCGTAGAAGCCTCTCCACATATAGTAGCCAAGTACATTAGATCTTTGGTAATTTTTTCTAACGGCTTTGGCGGTTCCCGACACGCTTCAGGAGTTCCAGAAGGTGGTACTATGGTTTCGCTTCCTGGTTCTCCAGTAACAGTATCCAAGGGAGTGTTTGAACCGACTGATATTAATCTCCACCGTCCGTCAGATGGAACACCCACTATTGTCGGTGGTGTTGTTGGATAATTAACTTGACCGTTTCCGTCTGCATCATATGCTGGCACCGGCACGTTTACTGGCATACCGTCTGGCCCAGCAATATTTTGTAAATAAATGCTTCCATAGCCTGGACCGGTAAACCACGCAAACATATAGCAAGTAAAACCACCGGGCGGAGGATTGTTTTTTCCTGTGTTTACGGTTGGCGGAGCTACCATAGCAGCACCAAGCACACGTCTTAATTTATTTATAGAATTCACAATTTTAAATACACAAACGCGAACAACTATATAGTTGGAAATTTTCGTCTTGTGGACTTCACGGAGTTATAACTCAAGCCTCTGGTTATTTTTGAGAAAATTGTCTTAAATCTAGATGTGGCCACCGGCGGAACATAAAGCGTAGAACGAAATGATTTAACATAGCACTCCAACTGCCCAGTGCTTGTATCATAAGTTAAATCAATAAACTCGTTTTCAGCACTCCCCGTGACTACCGTTACGGTAAGCGAGGAATTACCATCTAAAGCCGGAGTATTAGCTACTAAAACTTCACCGGTTGACTGCCTAGTTATTACGCCGTTAGTAAAAGAACCAAAGCACTCCACGCCGTCTGGTGTTAAATCAGTCACATTAAGCAAAAAACTTGTGGCTGTTCTGTTTGATATTGTGACAACGGGTGTAGGCATTATAGTGTAGTTTTTTTAATAAAAATAATTATATAGTTGGGAATTGTCTTCTAGGGGACTGTACAGATTTATAAGACCCTCCCCTTGTGAGTATTGAAAATATGGTTTTAATTCTTTTAATTGCTCCTGAAGAAGCTGAAAAAGCCGCTATATTAAATGTGTACTCAAAACAGTTTGGATTTTCTTCTGCATCAATTGCATATCTAGCGGTAAATCCAGCGCTTGTTATTCCAGTTAAACTAACTTGCCACGAATCTAAATTTAACTGAGTTGCATTCGAATAACTAGCCGCAAGAACATTGTTTTGAGCATCGTAAATAACTATAGCTATAGCAGGGCAAGCCCTAAACTCGTCATCAAATCCTGAACCAGTTAAATCCACTGAATTTATAGTTCTATTACTGGTGGTAATCGTTGGCATTATATGTTAGGTATTTCTTTTCTTGTGGTGTTTTGAGTAGCAACACCCTTTTTGGCTTTTGTTAATCTGGCTGTCTTTTTTTTATTATATAAAACAGAAACTACTGCTTGACTAACGGCTTCATAAGTTATTGGTATACTAAATTCATCGGCAGGAACAGGACCAGTAGCTACGTATTTTAAATACACCGTTTCATTAGTTCCAACGTCAAAACTTTCACTCCAATTTGCTATCGATATGTTTTTTCCAGTAGTGTTTAGAGCTGTGTAAGCACCAGCAACTCCTATTTTATAGTATAGATCATGTGTGTATCTTTCAGATGGCAGCAAGCCAGAACCCAAAAATCCTACAACTTGTAGTTTTGAGCCATCTCTTTGCGCGCAAGAAACGGTAATAGTTGTTGCGCTAGACATTAATTATTTTCAGACTTGCCGGCAACAGCTTGTCTTAATTCAACTCGCCCACGACCAGAAAGTTTAATTAAACCAAGTCTTCGTCTCATTTCTCTTACAGACTTAAGGCTTCGGTTAATTGAAGCCGCGATATCTAAATCTTTCATGTTCGCGGACTCTGACTTTAAAAACTGTTTATGTTCCTCGCTCCATCTTTCTTTTTTGTCTTGCATTTTATTCTCCTTTTAATTAATACACCTCTGAATACTATAATAGTATGTGAAAAGGCCTCAGAAGGATACAATATTTGCCTTTTTAAAAAAAATCTCTGTAACGAGCGACAAAAAGGTTACTCATCAAGAGGTCGTGGATTTAATTGAAAAAATTGCTAAAACGCACATGAATAAAACATTTGCGTACATGACTTCTGACGATATAGCTTCACAGACTAGATTAATCTGTATACAACAATTAAAATTTTATGAACCAGAAAGGGCGGCTGGCTGGGATGACATAAACTCTCTTGAGCGTTGGCTTAACAGGGTTGTAAAAAATAGATTAAAAAACTTTTATCGAGATCACTGTGGAAGCTTAAATGAAAAACATCAAAAGGCACGACGATCCCTTAGCGCAAAAGCCAAAAACAGGAATGAAGACATGGGCGATTCATTTCATCCATCAACTTCAAAGAATGAAACAGAAGACTCTGTTATTTTTAATGAGTTTAGAGATTTCGTCGAGGCAAGACTAACAGAAGAGTCTTTAGAAATATACAGAGCCTGTATGTCAGAAGAGCCAGTTAACTCATACTATAAAAACAAACTTAAAGTTGAGATATCAGAAATATTAAAAGGGTGGAATAATGGCGAAAAGAATTGATGACGCTGACAAGACTTACATAGAAAATAACTGTAAATATAAAACAGATAAAGAAATAGCTGAAAATATTGGCTGTTCTATAAAAACTGTGGAGAGACACCGGCGAAGCGTTGGTATGCAAAAAAACGCAACAAAAGACCCGGTCGTCCTGATAGAACAGAAGAAAGAATTTATAAACCGGGATATGTTTGATTTTCAGATGCGGTCATTTGAAACTAGTCCACGCGGAATGCGGGTTAAAGATCAGCTACCAAAAAAAGACTGGCAAATCTTTTGTGAAGAGTGGGCAAACTATAAGCTTCAGCTGGAAGACCTTACTCATACCGAGCAAAACACAGTTGAGCAAATAATTTTTTTGAAGCTCAGAACCGATAAAAATCAAAAAGAATATTACGACGCTATTAACTTAAGAGACCGGTTAATGGAAGAAAACGGTATAACCGACGTTAAGGATTTAGATCTCACTAATCCAAAACAGGCTGAAGTATATCAGAAAATATTTAATGCCTCTTTACGAACAACCGATCTAAATAAAGAATACAAAGACCTGCTTGATAAACTTGTAAAATTAAATGAAACGCTTAACGCAACGAGAAGACAGCGAGAGGAAAAAGGTAAGGTTGGAGGCGACACGTTCTTTTCCCTCTGCAAGAAGTTTGAGTCTACTAGAACAAGAGAAAAAGAAGGTCGCATGGCTGAGCTTCTTAAAATTTCAATGAACAATAACACAAACAACTTAAGAAACGCTGTAGAGTTTTTAGACGGTGAAAACGCACCACAACTACTAGACTCAGTAACAATAGAACTAACAAAGGATCAAGAATGAAAACCGCAATAGTAACAGGATGCCCAGGACAAGACGCTTCTTATTTATCTGAATTACTTTTAGAAAAAGGTTATACCGTGTACGGTGTTCATAGAAGAAGCTCTACTTTAAAAGTAAACAGTAATATGAGGAACTGTTACTCTAATAATAGATTTACAACAATAGATATGGATATCACGGATGCTTCGGGCATTTACTCAATTATCTCTGATATAAAACCACACGAGTATTATAATTTAGCAGCCATGTCTCACGTTGGGCAAAGTTTTAAGGAGCCGTTGGCTTGTTTAAACGTTGACGGCTATGCTGTAGCAATTGCGCTAGAAGCCATAAGCAAGCACTCGCCTGCTACTAAATTTTATCAAGCATCAACCTCTGAACTTTTTGGGGGGCTAACAGAACTTCAATCAGAAGAAACACCTTTTGTGCCAAGAAGTCCATACGCAGCAGCAAAACTTTATGCGCACAACATGGTAGATATCTATAGAAAGTCTTATGATATTCACGCTTGTTGCGGTATTCTATTTAATCACGAAAGCCCGAGACGCGGTTTAGATTTCGTAACTAGAAAAATAACGAACTCTATAGCAAAGTTTAAATTAAATTTAAGTGGTCCTGTTGAGCTTGGAAATCTAGACGCAATGAGAGACTGGGGACACGCCAAAGATTATGTTCGCGCAATGTGGATGATGTTACAAACGGATAAACCAAAAGACTATGTGGTTTCTACGGGCAAAGCAGTATCAATAAAAACCGCGTTACAATACGTTTGCGATATTGCTGAAGTAGATTTTAATAAAGCTCATGTGATAAGACCCGGTAATATTCGACCTCTTGAGGTTTCTATTCTCAGGGGTGATTCTTCAAAAATACAATCTGAATTAGGATGGAAGCCTGAATATGATTGGACTTCTTTGCTTAAAGAAATGTATGAAAGCGATTATACTAGTGTATTAAATTCTAGTGGCTGGAAAAAGATTGAGACAACCACGGCGGAATAGAAAAAATGGAAGATATAGTCCATCCTACTGGTTGTTTAGAAAAGAAGTGCTTAAGAGAGATTGTTTTCAGTGTCAGTTTCCTGGGTGTTTAGAAAAGAAAAATCTTGAGGTTCATCATATTAAAAAATATGCAGAATCAACAAGACTTAGAACTGAAAAATCTAACGGGATTACTCTTTGTAAAAAACACCACGCCTTGGTTACTGGTAAAGAAGAATCTTTTGAGACAGCGTTTTTTAAAATAATCTGTGAAAAAAACATAGAGGAAATTCAAAAGTTAAATGAACCAGGGAGACAAGGGAGCCTTAAAAAAGGCGCAAAAGACAATAGAAAACGTTATATACGCAAACGTTATCGTTGATAATCAAGAAAAGAAGCCTTGGGACTTTAAAGAAAAACTTCCCTCGAAGTTTTTTGTTAAAGATATAATCGTCAGAAACTTAGATTATGGCGATTATACTATTGAAGGTTATGATTTGCCTGAATTTAAGAACAGTATAATAATTGAACGCAAAGCATCCGTAGAAGAGTTGCTGGGTAATATTGGTAAAAACTGGGAAAGGTTTCAAAGAGAACTAGACGGACTTCAAAAGTATTCTAAGTCTTTAATTATAGTTGAAGATGATTTACATGACGCTTATGCAAAGTACACCGCTAGAAACCCTAAAAAAGGAATGTACTTTACTTTACCTCCAGACTTCTTATTAGCCCGAGTTTGCGAAATTGATCATAAGTGGGGAATTAAAACACTTTTTCTTAGCAACAAATATTTTGCAAGAAGATACGCCTGTAATTTATTTAGATCAATATTAGAAAAGGAAAAAAATGGAACTGAGTCAGGAATATCTGGACAACCTATATCTTGAAATTGGCGATACCACTAAATTAAGTATCGTTAGCCCCCTTGATGAAACTATTCCGAAAAGCATGACGGCGGAGATGTTAATTGCTATAGCAAGAAATCCAGAGTACATTGGTTTTACAGCAAAGACATTTCTTAATATGAATCTTTTTCCATATCAGATGTCAACACTAAACATCTTGGCCCAAAAAAGACTTCCCATGCTTTTGGCAACTAGAGGTGGTGCGAAAACAACCATGCTGGCACTGTACGCTATTTTTGAAGCAATGTTTAATCAAGGCACTAAAATAGTTGTAGCCGGAGCAGGATTAAGACAGTCTGGTTTAGTGTTTGAGGCAATGGAAAGCATTTGGAAAAACGCGCCGATTCTTCAAGATATATGCGGTGCTAATAATGGTCCTCGCCGAAGCGTTCTTGGCTTTAATTGGGATCTTGGCGACAGTAAGATCATAGGCATCCCGATTGGTACCGGAGAAAAAATCAGAGGTCTAAGAGCCAACGTTATTATTGTTGATGAGTTTGCTTCTATCAACCCAGACATATTTGAGGTTGTCATCAGAGGTTTTGCTGCCGTCCAAAGTCATAATACTTTCGAAAAAGTAAAAAATGAATATATTAAACGAGCCATGGTAGGAACCTCTGTAGGCAAAGAAACATCAAAGCTTCTTGAGTCGAAGGGTAATAAAATTATCTTGGCTGGTACTGCATCATATCAGTTTAACCATTTCTACAAATACTATCAAGACTATGTAAACATCATTAGTTCAGAGTCACACTTTGGTATCAATCCAGACGACTATGCCATAATAAGACTTCCCTACGACCAGCTACCTCCCGGTATAATGGATGAGGCTATTTTAAATCAAGGTCGCGTAACCATGGATTCTGTTATATTTAAAATGGAATACGGATGCGTCTTTGCAAAAGATTCCGAGGGTTTTTATCCAGCCTCAGCAATATTTGCAGCCACCAGCCCCATAAAAACACCAGAAGGAAACATTTCGTTTACAGTTGAAGCCTTTGGTGATAAAACAGCTAAATATGTAATGGGCATAGACCCGGCGTCTGAGCGCGATAATCTGGCTATAACAATACTAAAGGTTCATCCTACTCATAGAGAGATGGTTTTTTGCTGGAGCACCAATAGAAAAAGATTTGAAGCAGATAAGAAAAAAGGAACAAAGTACACTGACATATCTGATTATAACACTTTCGTGATAAGAAAGATACATGATCTTTTTAGTAGGTTTAATATAGAAAGAATGCATCTTGACTCCGGTGGTGGCGGTCGCTCTATCTTAGAAGGTTTGAAAGATTATACAAAACTAAAAGAGGGCGAGTATTGCATATATGATATGGATGATGAAGAGTGCGCCAGAAAAGCCGGACTTCATGCAATAAAAGTAATTGAGTTTTCTTCCAGAGAATGGTACGAAACCTCGCACTTTAATCTATTAAAAGATATAACAACCATGAAAATTCTTTTCCCAGAATACGATGCGCTTGGTATAGAACAAGAACGTATCCTTGGAATAGAGTCTTTAGGTGAGTACTCGTCTGAAAATATATTAGGCGAAGTTGAAGAGTGCAAATACCAAACCACCCTTGTTCACGAAACAACAACAGCCAAAGGACAAAAAAGATGGGATCTTCCAAAAGTTAAAGGGGTTATGACAGAAGGGCTTAAGTCTAGACTCAGAAAAGACCATTTCACAAGTTTACTCTTAGCTAATGACGCGGCTAGAAACATTGACAACAACGGACATCTTGATAAAATTAAAACCTTTGGTGGATACTCCTCAAAGTATATTGTAAGTAATAACACTTCTGGTTCAGACGCGATGTACCAAGGTCCTGGCATGAGAAAAATGCGAGGCGGTGACATTGGAACAAGAATATCGATTGATAAGGGCGAACATGGAAACATAGCCTATTAGTGTATGTTAAATTGGGCTATAATGGTATTATCATGTCTGAAGATCCAAATTTTTACATCAGCGGCAATAAAGAAAAACAAGAAGGCTTAGAAAAGCTTGGAAAAGCTATGGCTAGCCAAGATATGGCCGTTGCTGGTTTTTATTCAAATCTTGAAGAAGGTATTTCTGTAAGACCGCCTTTTACTAGAAATACCTACGAAAGATTTAGACCAGGCGAGAGAATACCTGAAAAAGACGATGACATCATGACCTCGTGCAGAGATGCATATCAGAGCGTTGGGGTTATCAGATCTGTGGTAGATTTAATAACTGAAACAGCGGTAGAAGGTCTAGAGATAGTTAGTGAAAATGAAGGCATTACAAACTTTTTCAAAAGCTGGTCTCAAAATGTAAACTTAAGAGAAAGGGCTGAGAGGTTTGCTAATTATTTTGTGGTTGAGGGAAATGTCGTTGTACGTAAAAAAATTGGTAAAATAGATATACCAACCGCAAGAAGAATGAAACGTGGATCGGCAGCAACTAAAAATGTGTCGATTCCAATCGGTTATATATTCTATGACCCACAAACAATTCGATTAATTGGCGGACCTCTTGCTATTTTTGCAGACTATAAGAAGTGGGGCGTTAAAGTTAGTAACGCTCAAATGCAAACTTTAAAAGATGCATACGCTAAAGACAGTGAAATAGTAGATAAGCTTCCTGCTGAAATAAAAGAAATAATAACGTCTAAGGGTATTTTGGCTGAAACTCTTATACCTATTCCGCAGGATGAGGTGTGGGTTGCTCATTACAAGAAAAAAGACAGCGAAGTTTGGGCAAAAAGCTTTATTTTTAGTATTTTACACGACGTTATATATAACGAGAAGCTTCGGCTTGCAAAAATAAGCGCTCTTGACAGTTGGTACAACTCTATTAGAATTTGGAAGCTTGGTGATCACAAAGAAGAGATTTTACCAGATTCTGGTTCAATTGTAAAGCTGGCAAAGATTCTTGAAAACCATACTGGTGGCAATCTCGATATTATCTGGGATTCCATGTTAACTTACGAACAGTTCTTTCCGCCAATTGAAAAGCTTGAAAACTTTAAAGAAAATTATGAGTCCATGCTTTTAGGTCTTGGTGTTCATCAAACTCTTATTGGTGGAACGGGTAGCACTGGCGGCGACTCTTTCGTTGGTTTAAGAAACCTAATGAAGAGAATCGATTGCGTTCGTCGAGCCATGAATGATTGGATTACTAATGAGATTGATGAAGTTTGTGATGTTATGGGTTTTCAGGATAGACCCAAGGTAAGATTTAATAACGACAACTTGTTTGATCAGCCTAGCTATTTTAAACTTTTAGTTGAGTTAGTTGATCGAGGTGTGGTTTCTAATGAAACTGCTGTAACTAAGATTGGTGAGATGTGGGATATAGAAAAGAGTCGCATCAAATCAGAAGAAGAAGCTCGTAAAAATAAAGAAATGCCAGAAAAGCTTGGTCCGTTTATACAACCAAAAATATCTGAGTCAAACTTTAAAAAGAACAAAGAAATGCAGGGTCTTGTAAGCGAAACCGCTGGACCACAGGTTCCTCCAGGAAAACCAGGAAGACCTGCTGGATCTAAAGATACTGTTACTAGAAGCCCAAAAAAGAAAACCAGAGCAGATGTAAATAATGATGTTACTGATGAAGTTTAAGGTCTATAAGCATTAATTAAAGGAAGAAAACATGCCAATGGAATTACTGTCAATGATCGGCGGAAGTGTAACGGGTTTTGTGTTTCGCTACTTGGCTGAAAAAAGACAAAACGATAAAGATATTTTTGAGCGACTTATAAATGCTAACAAACAAACTACAGAGAATCAAGACAAGGCAGTTCAAAGAGTTCCTCTTGATGCTGGCAGATTTGTTCGACAGGTAATAGTTCTTGTGGTTTTATTTGGCGCTTTTGCTGCACCATTTATTCTTCCATTTTTTGGAATTCCTACTTTTGTGGAAATTGATGTTCAAAACCCAGAAGCTATTTTTGGCTTAGTTCCAGCGACAGCAAGAAAAGCTTTTGTAGAAATAAATGGTTTTTTTTGGACTGCTGAAAATAGAGAAATTTTACTTAGTATAGTAGGTTTCTATTTTGGTTCTGCTGCAGCATCTAACAAATCGTGAGCTTACATATGAATAAAATACTTCTTTCAATTTTAGCATTTGCCTTAGCTGGTTGCGATACCATGCCTGTAATTATTCCAGATAAAACCGGCGATAATGTTATCATGATGACTCTTAAAGATCAAATTGCACAAAGCGGAACAATACAACCGTCTTATGGCTGGCTTTTCTGGTATGCTCCAATATTTTTCATAGCTCTTATGTGGGCCTGGAGAGAGTTTATTCACAAACCGGTAGAGTGCGATGAGCCGGTTGAAACACCTAAAGAAGAAAAAGATTAAACGGGTTTTATATTACCGGCGGCGTTTTGAAAAATTAAAAAGTGAGAAGGCACGTCTTCTTTATTTTTTAACGCTCTTTTCTTTGCTACTTCTACCTCTTTCTTTGTAAGCAGAAGAGGAATTACGTCTCCGTTTCCTGCCATAAAGCCAACAAAATAATAAAACAAATTTTCACCTTGTTTACGGTTTTTGTTTTTAATTGCTACTTTTTTCTTGCTCATCTTTATAATATACACTATTGTCCTCAGAAACAGACCATCTTTCACAGGTTTCTGCTGTCCACACCGTTGTTCCAACTTTATAACCACATTCTGCCGCGGTTGGTTTATTTCCAACAAAAAACGCGTCTTTGAATAAGATTCTATTTGTCGGCAATGCTGCAATCTGCCCATTAGATAAGGCAATTACATGAGCACATTTATTTTGCTCTGGTATTCCAGTAAAAGAAGTGTCTGGATTTGAATCTTTAAGCCACTCAATAGTAAATAAGTAGGTGCCCGACACCCCGTCCTTTGTTCTTAAAAAACACTCACACTCATGACTAGCCAAGTAATCCCATTGAATAACCTGAATTTTTTCAGTAAAACAATCCCATAGCTGTAGATGCTCAAGAGAGTATTCATGATCCGTTTCGGGTTCTTTCCACCACAAAGCGTGTAACGGTAAACCACGCCAGTGAGCGCCAGTTTTTAACATGCCATGAAAGCACAAAGCTCTTTGATGCTCAGACTTCACCCCAAATAGGTAAGCCTCAGTAAAGCCTTCCACGTTATCTAGATCATATAAAAATTTATTTTTTACTAGCACTTGAGTGATAGGAATATTAGCGTGCATATGATATTGTAGTTTACTTTGTTTTTTTTAATACTTAAAAGATTAAAACTAGATATTAAATAAGCCTTTTAACGATTAAAGAGGATGTGTATAATAAATTATGGAAATTTTTGAAAACGAAAAAGTGATATCTGAGCTTGTTTCTAATAACAAGATATCATACCAATCACAGATTGTTATAGACAAAAGTACCGATGTTAAAAAATTAAACAATATTTGCGCTGGAAACGCTTGTGCAATTGCTTCAATTGCCCCAAATGGATATAAGCCGACAGATGACGTTACTGCGATTTCGTCAATTCTTGTGACAGACATTTGGAATGCAAACAATGATGTTTTTACCTCTGAAGAAATTCTTGCCAGGTATGAAACTGCGCAATTCAAACCAATTAACTGGATGCATAAAGGCTCCGAAGACAGCGAAAATGAAAACATCGGTGTTATGCTTGACGCTACTTTAGTTTATGGAGATATTCCAGAGATTAATATTATAAAAGGAGCAGAGGATATTCAATGCTCTGATTTAAAAACCTGCAGTGGAAAAATACACGTAAAACAAGATGGCATTATTTGGTCGGGGTATTTTCCAACCTATGCTTCTAAAATCGATAAAGGCATTAAAGACGGCTCTCTGTTTGTTTCCATGGAATGCTTTTTTGATGACTTCGGTTACGCTTTAAGAAAAAACGAAGATTCTAACATTATTTTCCTGGACAGAACAAGCGCCACATCAAAAATGAGCAAGGATTTGACCGCTTTTCAAGGCAGCGGATACACCAAATATAATGGTGAAAAATACCAAATCGGCAGATGGTTAAAGAAAATCACTTTCTCTGGTCAGGGAGTGGTGTACGAACCAGCCAATAAAACTAAAAACAAAATCAATAGTATAATTTTTGCAGACGCTGTTAATCCAGTTCCAACCCTGCAGGAACCTGGCACAATACTTAATACAAATGAGATGCCGGAGGGTATGAGCGATGATGTTTCAAACATTTCTAGAACAGACACTCCTGAAGGTCTACGATACAGACAACAAATGCCGACCACTTACCAGCCACCAAAAGACGGCTTTTTGTTCTTTACTGCAAAAGAAGCAGAAACTGTTGGAAAAATAAAACTGGGCTGTACTGGATACCATCTCTTTCAAGAAAACAGGCATGGAGACAAACCGCTGTTATATTCTGCTCTTATAGCAGATCCTTCAGATCTTGAAAAACAAAATCAAATTCCACAATTTAGACCGTGTTCTGACGAGCGAGAGCTGCGATTTGCCATGAATGAACTTGGTATTAGTACTGAAACCGATAATAGTTTTTATATAGATAAACCAGAAGGTGATGGTAGCGAGGTGACTACTTTTAATCCGCAAGGCGAACCGCCAGCAGAAGGACTGCCGCCAGCTGCCGATAAAACAATGATAACTAATAACAAAGCGACACGTGGAAACTCAAACGCTTTAGACTTTGATAAAAAATTAAATAAGGTGTATGTTAAGAAAGAGGAAAACATGTCAGACACAAAAAATCTTACCGGTTTAGAACAAGCACTAACAGAAAATATACAATTAAAAGAGCAGATTACCTACGCAGAGCAGGCAATTAATTTAGCCGCAAAGCACATTGAAAAAACCAATGCTTCTTTAGTAAAGCTTAAAGAACTGCAAGAGTTTAAAGATGAAGCAGAAGCAATTATCAATGAGGCTTACGATAACCAAACTGCGCAAGACAGACTCGCTACCATGAAAGAAATTGTTGGAGATAGTTACAACGAAGAAGATCTGGCAGAACTCAAGAGTATGTCAGAAGCTTCTTTCGCGGAGCTAAAGAAGGCAGTTGCTAAAGTAAGCAAGAAGATCGAAAAAACGATCACCGATCAAGAAATAATTCTTAAAGCAACCGCAGCAATCAAAGAAGCTAGCAAACAAAAACAAGTATCACCAGTTTTCGTGTTGGAGTCAACACCTGGTAAAAAAGAAGACGCTGCGAAAACACTCATTGATCACGCAATGAGACGCAGATAATTTAGTAAAATTTAAAACTTGTGTATTAAAAATTAAGGATAAAAAACATGGCATTAAAACCTGATAGAAACGAACTCGACGTAGACATCTCTTATTTCTGGGCAACCGGCATTGGTTATGGCAGTGAAAGAGGAGGCTGGGTTTCCGCAACTGGATCCACCGCCGCCTCTGGTGCTGGCATGGATCAAGCAGTTAACCAAGTTTGGTACAGCTTAAACGCAACCGGACTTCGTCCGCTCGGCCTTCTGCTGAACGACGTTGTTAACGTAGACTTAACCAGACAGATTCTTAATCCGTACAAGAGCGAAGTGCAGGTTGGTGACAAGATCACCGTGCTCAAGAAGGGTTATGTCTTAACTAATAGAATCGTAACCACAATTGGACCAAATAGTGTTGCTATTACTCCTGGCGCTCCAGCTTATACAGGCCCAAGCGGCTTTATCAGCTCTGTTGCCAGCGGATCATTGGGTCTTGGTAACTCAACTACAGCCAACGGCACCGGTAAAGATTTTAATGCTCACATTAACAGCCCGTCTGGCTCACACGTTATTGGTAAGTTCCTGAGTGCGGCTGACGAAGACGGTTACGCGAAGGTCTATATAGACTTATAATTTTGATTTAAAAGAAAGAATATAAAACATGTCAAATGAAATTAAAGATAGTGTAGAAACAAGTGAGTTAACTGACGCAGCAAAGCGCCTTTTGTCCGACGCTGGCAGCAATGATAAAAACACCTCAATGAGAGCACAGGCTCAAATTGCTAAGGGTATTGCTTCAGCCTTGAATGAGTTCAATCACACTCAGGCTGTTGAAGGACCAATCCGAGAAGGCATTCTGAAGGGAGACATTGTGTCTGACATCTTTGTAACAGAAGACTTCAGCTACACGAATGATCTTAGAATTCCTCTGGATCTGCTTGCTCCTGGAACCGAGAAGGATCACGTTGCTTACGTTATCCCAGATCACGGCAAGATTCCGATGCGTAGAGTTGAGTCTGATTACATTCAGTTGAATACCTATATGATTGGTAGCTCAATTGACTGCACTCGCAAGTTCTTGAAGAACGCAAGATTTGATGTTCTTCGCCGAATGATTGAAGTGCTCAACATGTCCTTCGTGAAGAAGAACAACGATGACGGCTGGCAGACTCTGCTTGCCGCAGCATACGGTCGTGGTATCGCAGCATTTGATGCCGATGCACCAGCCGGTTCGTTTACGCCAAAGCTTGTTAGTCTCATGAAGACTGTTGTTCGACGTAACGGTGGCGGTAACTCCACCAGCACGAATCGTCGTAAGCTTACTGACTTGTACTTGTCTCCAGAGGCATTCGAGGACATGAGCGCATGGGGTCTCAACTTAGTGTCTGACGACATCCGTTCCTCTATCCAGAGAAGTGATGAAGGTGCTGTTCGCGGCATGTATGGTGTAAACTTCCATGATGTTGACGAGCTGGGCGTTGGTCAAGAGTACCAGCTTTACTACACCAGTGTGTTAAGTGGATCGCTTGCTTCTTCTGATGAAGAGTTGGCAATCGGTTTAGATCTGACTCAGCCAGACAAGTCTTTCATTCACCCTGTCTCACAGAAGATTGAAGTGACTGAAGATGACAATCTTCACAGACACGGTCTTGTTGGATTCTACGGTTCGATGGAAGGTGGATGGGCTTGCTTAGACGTTCGTTACATCCTTGCTGGTTCATTCTGATTCTAAGTTAATTAAATAAGTCCCGCCTCCAGTTTATTGGGGGCGGGATTTTTATTAGTGTATTTTTATAGAGGAACATAAAATGGGTCTAATAGCTACAAAAATTGGTGGTTCAACCGGAGTAGTAGATAGGGCTGTCAGTCGAGTTAACAGTTTAGTTTACGTGAATCAACAGTACGGCGTGATCGGGCTGAATGGTGAAACCGCAGTGTCTCATCAATTTTCATTTGATAAAACGTGGAAGCCGTACGCCACTGGAGTTAGTGCAATAGGCAGTGCTGGATTATACTTATACGCTTCTGAAAGCGGCACACACGGTGAGCCGGTGGAAAATGCTATTATTTATAATCCCGGTCCAACAGCCATAAGAGTCGGCTATAACATTCCAGTTTCTGGTTCGTGGAGTGCGGAAACAGGCTTCCCTCTTGGTTCTGGTGACAGTATTCAGTTTGGTGGTCTTGGCGTGGCTACAGTTAGAAACGTATGGGCAAAATCACCAGCTGGAGATATTGGGGCGCAAGTAGTTTATATACAGACAGCACTTAAAGATCACGGGGTATAAAATGCCTACAGTTACTTCTTGGACTGATGTATTACCTAGCAGACTGCGCTATTACATAGGCGATGTTGCGTCTCCGCAGACATACTCAGACTCAACCCTACAAAGTTATTTAACGCTAGGAGCCTCAGTTGTTATTTCAGAGGTTCGTTTAATAAAAGTAAATTTTACGATTGACACACTGAATAACACCATTACTCCAGATCCAATCATAAGCGCTGACATAGATCATGGCATAGCCAGTTTATTTGTTTTTAAAGCCGGTGCGATAATTGCTATTTCAGAAATGCGTAAAGACGTTTCCAAGTTTGGCATAAAGATCAAAGACGACGTTACTTCTTATGACGGCACCGGGGCGCTTAAAGGCAGAATGGATGCTCATAAGATGTATCTTGAAAATTACGAGACTGCAAAATGGGCCTGGGAACGCGGAAACAGGGCTGCACTCAAGGCTGTTTTTGGACCATACGAAAGTGCAAATATTGGTCAAACAAGTGTGGATTTCTATTGGCCAACAATAAGTAGGAGATAAGTATGACGTATATCAGTAGTGATATAATATCTGAGTGGCGCACAATAGCACAAGGTCTTAGTAGTACTTCAGAACTTGGTGTGGCTTGTCGGCTGTCATTTCAAAACTCTATTATTGCAACCGGCTTTATTACCAGTGATAGTATTGGAAAAAAACAAGCTTTTATGCCAAGCTATGGCGGTAAGTCATCACTGCAATTACGCCCCGGATACGAGTATTCTAATATACCCACAGGTGTTGGTTTAATACAAAGTGAAAACTCAAAAACAATACCAGCCCGAGTGTACGGCGCTAATAAAGAGTTTAGTGATATAAGCACAAACGCCGGACAGTCAAAAAATATTTACAAGATGATTTGCGATAAAGAATATCTGCCTGATTTAATGAGATGTTCTGATGCCATTTTGAACTATGGATTTGCGGAAAAAGAAGTAAGAACAAATCTAATGATGCCTCCCGTTCCTTACGGACTTGGTGGTTTTTCACAAATAAAAAGTTATTGGGTTGAGGCATGACTAACGTAAATATTCCGTCATCATTACTAATTCTTGATGTGACAGAATATAACTTACTCTACGAACAAGCTGCGCGTAAGCTTAAAAGATCATCTGATCCAGACAAAATAATTAAACGTGCTTTTCCAGCAGCAGCAAGAAAAACAGCGGCTTGGTTGGCTGACCAATTTACTAATTTTGTTATGAAGGATCCCAATATAAGTCAGGTTCTTAAAGACAACCAACTTCGAGGAGCTTTAGGTTTACGACAGGGTTTAGATATAAAAGCCACCATTTTTAGAAAATCAAAAGCTTTTTTTAAAGTACAGCTAGTTTCAGCAGCTAACAGTTCATACGAAATTAGATTTGTGAATGAAAACGCAATGACGGATGTTGCCAAAAACATATATTACATCTCTAAAAGAAGTTTCGCTAGCCCTTTTTCATCTAAGCGCGTTCAAAACCCAATGAAACAAAAGATCACTTGGTTTGAGTGGCTTTTAAGACCCAGTACCGGTAAAATACAAGGATATAGTGTTTGGCCTGGTTTAGGTGGAAATAAAAACGTTTCTACAAAACTTGGTGAAAAACAAAATTTGCCACCTGAGTTTATAAAGCAACAGCTTGAAAGCTCAATAAAAAGTAGATCAAGAAGCGGAACGCACACCATGCTGTTTGGTGGAAGCTTTTCAGTTAGAAATTGGGTTAATAGAAAAAACGACATAAATATAGATAAAGAATTTCTCATTAAAAGCGCAAAAGACGCGAAGGATTATTTTAGAATAGCGCTTATTGAGCAAGTGGAAAAACAAGGTATATCAAGAAATGTAACCCGGGCTAGCGGTGGCGCTGCAATTGAACTGATAGCAGCAAAAACCGTTGACGAAGGAACACAACTTAGACAAGAACGAGCATCTAAACAATTCTATGATTTAGTAAGAAACCTTAAAGCCAGCGGTGACTTGAAAACTTTGGCTTTAATAAAAGCGCTAGCAGCAAAAGAAGGTATAAAAATAAAATAAGTAATACAATGGCATTTAGAGAAATAAAATATTTAGGACAATACAGCGCGAGATCACAGATACGCGAAAATATGATTTGGCGTCTTCGGGAAGCGTTTACAAACATAGGCGGTTATTATAACATTTCATCCGGAACCTATTCCTATAACGGCGTAACGGATATGGCTATTTTAAAACCAGCTTTCAGATCAGAAATATCCAGTACTTCCACCGGGTACAAGTTTTGGCAGGGCGTAAGCCCAGACTGGGTTTGGGAAACCGTATCACCAGAATACACTGGAGGAACTGACCGAATATTAGTTAGCGGCATTCATATAAACGGTCAATTTTACCCCACCGGAACCACCGGCCAATATTCTTTCTATGTAGATTACGCCAGAGGAGGCGTTGTGTTTAATAATGAATTAAATGCCGCCACACAAATATACTGCAATAGATCAGAAAGAGCGGTATTTATATATCCGACAAAGTCCGCCAATTATAAAACTATTTTTGTTGAGCACTTAAAAAGATTTGAAAACTATGTTCCTGGTTCTGGCAATGACGCTCTTCCAACAGAGTTAAGATCGTTCCTGCCAGCCGTATTTGTGGATGTTATGCAGTCTAATGCCGAGCCGTTTCAGCTTGGTGATATTACAAATCTGCAACACTACACGGTGTTATTGGATGTTATTGCTGAAGATCCGGCTTTGCATGACACTCTGGTGGACTCCGCTTTGTCGCTGGCTAGCCAAGGAATAAAGATGTTTGATGTCAATCAAGTTGTTCAAAATAAACAGATGCCATTAAACTATAAAGGTGAGCTTGAGAACACCACAAACTCAGATGCTTTATACGCCTTATACCCATGGAAAACGGGTCGTTTTGATAATAACCCTATTGAAATAGAAGGTTATACAGCTCTTCCGCTGTATAAATCAACAGTAACAATAGATTTTGAGATAGTATTATAGTTGTGTATATTTAAAAGGAGAATAACTTTAAATGGCTGACAATAAAAGACTTTATTACGCTTCATACGGCGCTGGTATTGCAAAAAATAGTACTAGTACTTCAACTGGTTGGATTGCGGTGAGCGGACTACAAAACGTTGGTATAAATACAACATTCAATTTAGATCAAGTATTTCAACTTGGTCAACTTGATATTTTCGACCTTCCTGAGAACCAGCCTCAGATCGAATGCACCATGGAGCAAGTTCTGTGTGGAGCAACCCTTCTGCCAATCTTGGCTACTCAAGGAGCTACCACTGGTAGTCTTGTGGGTAGATTTTCAAATGAAACCTGCAATATTGCTGTAGGTTTTTATTCTGATACGACTGAGATTGTTGGTACTGGTACTGGTTTTGCCGCTGCACCAAGTGGCACATGCGTAATGAGTGGAATGTATGTTAGCTCAATAAGTATTAATCTACCGGTTGAAGGCCAAATGACCGCCAGCACAACGTTTGTTGGTAATAACAAGATCTGGGTTTACGGCACTGGTGTTGGCGGTCAAGGACCAGCAACCGGTTACTACCCAACATCTTTCGGTGCTAATATTGACTCAACTGGTGTTCGCAGAAGATACAACTTTAACCCAACCGGCTCTATTTTACCAAGAAGCGTTGCCGGAGTAAGACCAATTGGAGCAACTGCAAGTTTACCTGCGTCTGGGCAAAGCGCAACCGGTGAAGACGGTGGTTATCTCCCAAGAATTCAGTCTATTCAAATTTCAACAGACTTTGGTAGACCTGAAATATTTCAACTTGGCAAGCGCGCTCCTTACTGCCGATACATTGACTTTCCAGTTGAAGTTACCACTGCAATTGAAATTATAGACAGAGGCGGAGACAAAGTTGCGGCTTTAGACTCACAAGCAAACGTTAGTAATGAGCCAATTATCATAGGGTTGGATGATAACACCGTGTTTGATTTAGGCCTTAAGAATAAACTTACCTCTATATCCAATACCGGTGGAGACACTGGCAAGGGAAATAGAACCACTACTTATAACTACGTTAACTATAACTTCCTTTACATCCGCGATCAAAAAGATCTAAGCACCACAAGCCCAAGCCCTAAAGTCCAACTCCTTTCAACCGGAGGCGCGACGGTAGGCGTCGCTGGTACATTCTCTGGAACGCCAACGTAATATAAGTTTTACAACAAAAATAAAGACCCGGCCGAAAGGTCGGGTTTTTTCTATAATACTGTATGAATGTTTCATCAGATAAAATATCAAGCATTATATCTGGAGAATTTCCGATATCGTATAATAATAAAAATTACGTATATAAACAGCCTGGGCTGGTTACAATTAATCGTGCCTTATGCAAGCATGGAAACCTAGAACAAGAGCTTAAAAAAGAAGGTTTTTTTACAGAGGAAGACGAAAAGGATATTCTGTATAAAAAGAATATATGGTCAGACGAGCTAGAAAAAGAATTGCAATTAGCAAAAGATACAATACCAAAATTAAATTATTCTATTATTGAATGTGAGTTTAGGTCTATAGAAAAAAACTATTTAACAAATAAAAAGCGTGAACTGCAAAAGCTTATACTGGATCTTGAAAACAAGAAAAACACTTTTGTCTATCAAACTATCTCATACAATAAATTAAAGCTAGAATATAGTTATCTTTTACCTCACACGATATTTTTAAACGGTGAAAAGTATTGGAAAACAGAGAGTGATTTTGATAACGAAACCGACCACGCTTTGATAAATCATTTAATATCAGAGGTTTCTAGCCAGTTTTATTCCGAAAAAGATATTCGTAAAATAGCACGCTCTGAACCCTGGCGGTCATTGTGGAAAACATATTCTAAGGGTGGAGGGAATCTATTTGATTGCACTATATCCAATATGTGTAAGTCACAAAGAGAGCTTTGCTATTGGTCAAATATATATGATAATGTCTTTGACAGTCATGAAAGACCTGAATGGGAAACTATTGATAACGATGACGATCTAGATCTTTGGTTTGAGAATCAATATAATAAAGCCAATAAATCAGCTGGTTCTGGACCTGTAAGTAAAAACCCAAAAATAGCAGGAGCAAAAGAGGTATTTGTGATGGCAGAAACAATAAATGATGCCCAAAAAGTGTATTCTAAAATGAATACCCCTGCGTCATTACAGGATATTCAAAGTAGGAATAAGACGCTGCTAGAAGCTGGTGTTATGAGTGACTATCAACTACCTGATGTTAAGCTTGATATTCAAATGCAGCAAAACAGGAATTAGATTAAATGAATTATCGGGAAGCTAGAGAAAAAATAAAATTAATTCAAAGCGAAAGAATTAAAGAACTTAATGAAGTTCGCTGCGAGGAAATATTAAAAAAAGCAACATCGTCACACATAGACACTGTTTTTGTTGGAGCTGTTTCAAAAATAGAAGAGTTTTTTGGTGTTTTATGGGGTGAAAACGAAAATGTCGATGAAGAGAAGATGACATCAGAACAAAAAAAATGGTTTAATAAATTTCTTGATTTAAGAGATTGTATATTTAACCAAGGAAATTCTGAAAAAAAGAAAATGCTTAATGAAATCAGTTCATTTAAAATAACAATAAAAGAAACTAAAATACATGCAGGACAATAAAATGGAAAACGTAAAAATATTTGAGTTTGAAGGTTCGAATTATAAAATAGTAAAGCCGTCTAATAAAATAAGACGAGAAAGCGATGCCGTCTATGCTAAAGCGTATAGAGAAGCTATTGCTGGTGGTTTATTCCTTGAGGCTGAGATTGAAAAAATCTTGAAGGAAAGAGGTCTTGATAGATACGCCCAAGAAGAAAGTAGAACAGAAACATCTAAGCAGATCGATAAACTTTTAATGAAACTTGACGCGGAGAAGTCCAAAGAAGAAGGACTTAAGATTGTTGATAAGATTAAAGATCTAAGAAAAATATTAGATGAAGTTGATAGTGCGCGATATGAACTTAACTCACAGTCTGCAAACTTGGCTGCAGAAAATAAACGATTTAACTATTACTCATTTGCTTGTTGCTCTGAGGAAGACGGTAGTAAGGTCTGGTCTTCATTTAAAGAGTTTGAAGAAGATGAATCAGACTTAGCAAACAAGGCAGCAACTGAAATAATGGCCTTTATATACGAAGGAACGCAAGAAATACTTCGTCAAATCGAAAAAATGAGACCTGAAAACGCTTGGCTTGAAAAACACGGAGAGCAGCCTGTAGAGTCATTTATGGCGGAAGAAGTTAAAGCAAAAAAACCAAAAGCAAAGAAAAAGACCTCAGTTCGATAAATATCCTTTAGTGTATAACATATAGAGGACATACTGTGGCAGAGGACTTCTTTTTAAGATTTGGTGCTATTGTCAGCACTGTCAGGATTAACCAAGCCGCCGTCAAAAGCGCTTCTAGTGCACTTAAATCTGCTTTATCAACTAATGCTGAGATAAATGTTGACGTGGGTTTTAAACAGACCGACGCCAAGCTTGTTATTGATCAGATAAAAAAGATTCAAAAAGAAGCCTCTAGTATATTTGGCAAGTCTGCTATTGCTGGTGGTTCTGGCACCCCAAAAAACATTACTGATTTAGTCAAGAGCGTTGAGTCAGTTAGAGCAGCCTCTATTTCCGCAGCAGAAGCTCTTAAATTAATTAATATTAATCCAGCCTCCTTTAAGGGTGCGGATAATATAAAGATAGAACTACTAAAGCTTCAGCAGTCCCTTCGCGTTCTTAAAAGAGAAGGTGAAGCAAAGATTAAAATTAATTTTGATGAATCAGCTCTTGAGGGTCTGCTGAATAAAACCCAAAGATTAAAATCAAATCTTCAATCTAGACAGAATGTTCTTGGTACTACTATAGGTCAATTTATTAAGGCGCGGTCGTCACAAGAAGAACAGAAAGAAAAACTTACACCAGGATATACGGCGAAAAGCAGAACCGATATTAGAGATGAAGCTTTATCGATGTTTAAGCCGTCTTCTGCAAAAGACTTAACTGGCGTTAACAACCTAATCAACTTAGCACGAAAGAAAACACAAGAAGTTACCAGCGCTGTATTTGATCAAGCCAGAGCAGTTCAGCAAGTCTCTAAAGAAGAAAAAATACGCATAGCTAACGCTGAAAGATTGTTTGCTATTGAACAGCAGATACAAAAAACAATAGAGAAAGAAGTTGCGGCAGAGTCAGCGCGAGCAAAACTATCTGCAGCCAGAGGCGTATCATTCTCCCCTAGAAGCAGAGTTGAAATAGAATCCGCTGTTCGCTCTACTCCTGAGGTTGCGGGAGTTTTATCATCCAGCAATGTTAGTCGAT